GACTTCTGGTGATAGAACGACTGTTTCTTTATCTCATTCATCGTCTCACGTCTATTGTCCTTGTATTGAGGATATAGAGCACGTCTTTGGGTGGCATTGTTATTACCATCCCAAAAGACAATTACCTTATCGTAATTATGCTCCTCTAAAAACTTTTTGAGTACGTTGATGAAGTGGAATATTCCACCTATATGATTACCTTCATGGTAGTAATCTCTTACACCGTGAAAACCAATCTTAAATAAGTTATCTCCATCAACTAATAACGTTTTTGTCACTTTTGTTTTATTAAGAGTCCAACGTTTCTTCTTCTAACCTAAAATCACCACCTGTACCAATGATGTCTTTCCAATATTCTGATTGTTCTGATTTGTAAGATTCAATCGATTTCTTTTCTTCTGCAGGGTCTTTACCTGCTAAGAATCCGTGTGCTGTAACAAGAATTTTTCCGTCTTCATACCCCAAACCATTAATGTGGTTTTTCATAACAGAAACTTTTGTTCTTGTTGCAAACTTAACTTTTCTTTTGTCTTTGACTGCGGAAATTTTAGTTGTTCCCGCACCTTTCTGATTACCAAACAAAAATACCAAAGAGGAGTTTAACCAAATCGCCTCACCACCTTTAGCCTTAATTTTTGGTTGACCAAACGGATTGTCAGGTAACTCAACCCAAGGTTGGTTAACAATTACCAAAGAGTTTTCATGTTTTGATTCAGATTTTCTTGAACCTGATATTCTTTGGTTGATACCCATACCAATCTTATCCGCCAACACTGCTGCGTTGTGTTGTTTACCACCTTTACCTTCATAAGTCATCTTACAAGGTACAGAACCTACAGAGTCCCACAAGAATAGTAAATCATATTCTAATTCACCCTTTTCTTGAGCATCCAACAATTCGTTGATGTAATCTGTAATTTGTTCAATATATTCAAAGTTGTTATTGAATAGGAAAAATCCATCCCAATCCAATTCACCCGTTTCTTCATCGACAACTTCTTCACATTCAAAACCCATAAGTTTTGCGTGTTCAAAAGACCATTTCTGTTCAGTAATAATAAAAACAGGAAGAACATCTTTCTTCTGAGCATCAACCGCAGTTTTAACTAACGCTGTTGTTTTACCCGTGTCAGAGTGTCCTAAAAACATATTCAAATGTCCCATTGCAGGACCAGGAACACCTACTGCATCCAAAAAATCTTTACCCAAATCAAAAAACCTCTGAGGTTTAAATTTGGCAGAAGTTGAAAACTTCTTTTTAATACTACCGAAATCTTTTTTCTTAATTGCCATAATTTTTAAATAATAAAGATGGTGCAGACATTGCCTGCACCATCATGTTTGTATTTTTAGAATGGTAGGTCCTCGTCAACCTCCATACTGTCTTGTGGGTCTTGTGTTCTCTCTTGAGTTCTTGCCCCACCCATTGTCATTTCTGAAGTTTCGCTATCACCGTAAACGTATTTCTTAGCTTCACTGTCCCATACAGGTGTTTCTCCACGAGCCACTGCCTCTAAATATTCTACAGGTTTTTGTGAATAAACATCAGCCCAAGTCAATTCGTCTTCTAACCACTCTTTAACTTGTGATACATCATCATGAAGTGGAGTTGGGTCATCATACATAATTGTTTGAGTAATAGTATACTCTTTACCCGCAGGAGTCTTAGCCTTTGTTAATTCGATGATAAGGTCACGACCATTAGTTGCGTCAGTAATATCACCCTTTTGTCTCCAAATTGGAATGATTTTGTCCAAGATACCTTCTTGTTTGTAGTTGTCCTTAAATCTCCAAAACTTAACACCATCTTCTTCACGGTCTCTGTCGATTACCTTTACGATGTAAAACTTACGAGAACGGTACTGACGTGCCAATTCTTTATCTGAAGCTTTACCTGTTGAAATCAACTCTTCATAAACCTCATTCAACGGTGAACGCTCACCATCGTTTTTTCCTGGGTCATAAAGTTTCATCCACTGACCATTAACTTGTAGTTCATGGTACCATACTTCTTTGAATGGTGAAGAACCATCAGTAGTTGGAAGAATTCTAACTCTTCTTTGACCTGTTTTTTCATTTTTCTGAAGAATAGTAGTGAAATACTTCTTCATTCTCTCATCTTGTGACATTCCTGTCCCACCACCCATTGATGTGGTGTTTTTCTCGTACTGTGCCAATACGGCATCTAAACTTGAATTGCTCATTTTTGTTTTTTTTAAATTAATAGTTTATCTCTTTTATCGTCTATTAATAATAATCAAACTCGCTAATAAGTCAAACGGTTGTAAACAAAAAAAGACCACCGAAGTGGTCTTTTCAAAAAATATTTTTTTCAAATTAGAACTTATTATCGTCTTGTTCGAATTTGTTAAATGTATCTCTAATTTCATTAGGTGAATAGTTCTCAACTTCGTCTGAAGTTAAAATATACTCATTTTTTCCTGTTGCTTCAAATTCATCTTGCTTATCCATAAAGAAATCACTTAATTTTTGATTGTAAGGATAACTATCTAAACTTCTTAGTTGTAATTTTTCCTCAGGACTTTTTTGTCTATACTTTTCAATCTTATTCTCAATAGAGTTAATTTTATCAAAAATTGAATCCATAGCACCTAACTTACTTTCCAAATCAGAAAGTTTTTCAAACATAGTATTCATGAATTCATCTTGTTTTGATTGAATATCTTTTTGTGAAGTAACCAAATCAGTAATGTCTAATTCCTCAGTACCACTTTCTTCAGTCGGTTCAGAATCTGTAACATCCGTTTGGACATCACCTTCAGTATCGTCAACTACTTCCACATCTGGGTCTGATGAAACATCAACAGGTTCTGGTATAGTCTCAGCTTCAGTTTCTCCACCCATATCCGTTGCAGGAGCTTCAGGTGTTGCCGTAGGGTCTTCACCACCAGCAGTATCAAATTGTTCAGCAATATAATTGTTTATCTTATTATACTGTTCAATTTCTTTTAAAAGTCTATTGTTTTTATTCATAGTATTTTTTTTTAACCATTCAAAAGTGTTTTCACACCACTTGGCGTTTCAACTCTAAGAGTTCTATTAAGTTTCATTGTGTTGTCCACTCTTTCAATTAGACCATCTTTCATTCTAACTGTATAACAATCTCCCGTGTCTAAATCACACACTTCCTTATAACCATTACCTGCATCACGCTCAGTTATTCGTGTGTCTTTTCTTAGATAGTTATCTAAAAGATTTTTAATATCCATAACTTTTTTATTAATAAATATAACCAAAAGTTAATTTTTCTTATTATGCCAATATTTTTATGACCGCACTTAACATTTTTTCTTTGATTTCATCAAAGTCTTCTTGTTTTATTGTACCATTACTTATATTAGTATCCACTATCTGTTTTATTTCAGTTGCTGTTTTACCAACACCTGAATTTGAGTTCCACGTTGTTAGATAAATGTAAGTTAACGCAGTTGCCAACTTCTCATCATCATTCACAATAGTGGTCAATATACCAACAAGATTGTTTATTAATGTATTATAAGCATTGTTATATTCAATAAAGAACTTAATTGCGTTTTCTTTATTTTCAAATGAAAACAGAGGTGCGTTAATTTCACCACCACCAGTAGTTGCCTTAACACAAACTTGACCGTTAGTGAATCCTGTTAAATTTTGATACCTTAAATTATTTGATAAAACCACATTTATATTATTATTGGTACAATCAAACGAACCTAAATTACCTTTGTTTGCAATATAACCAACCCCTAAACAATATGACCTTAAATTTCTACTATATCTAGTAATACTGTTTAAATATGTAATAACATCATTTACAGGAATTCTTGTATCTTCAAAATCAACAAAAGTTAAAGTAGGATAATTAGTTGCACCCTGACACGCAGATTCATCACCAGGCGTTAAAGGATTTGTTGATGTTGAATTATTGGTTTGATTAGTTGCGTTTTGAGCCTCTTGTTGTGTTTGTTTTTTACGGTAGACTGTTTCATACTTCTTAAGAAGATTTTTATTTACACTCATAACCAACTTATCAATAGATGGGAATGAGAATATAGGTTGTCTCATACCCTCAAAACTGGTTTC